CTTTCGCGTAAATCTCGAAGAGACGGTGTGTTAGAGAGAAACTTCTCCTTAAGTTTTGCTCCGTCTCGCTTAGAACCTCCAACAATAGTTCCGATTTTGGCGTCTCCTGCGCCGTAGAGGAAAGCATAGATAAAAGTTTTAGCGAGGTCTCTTGTTGCAAGTCCAGCAGCTTTTTGATTGGCTGTATGGACATCTCCATTTGTGACTTCATTTGTGTACTCCTTATCATTCATGTAGTGGGCTAACATTCTCAACTCCAGGCCAGCGGCATCAATACCCACAAGCCTGTAACCTTTTGGTACTGTCCAACACTCACGGCATTCAGTACCGTATGGAGAGTAGGAGGCGGGGACCTGTGCCATGTTGGGGCTACTGTGTGTCATACGCCCCGTCACTGCACCGATAGGGTTGACCCTACCGTGGACCCTACCGTCCTCCTCTACCGCTTCTATCCAAGACTGTACCTGTGCCGTTCTCTTCTGTATCAGTAGATACTCTGCAATTAGCTTGGCCTCAGGTATATCAACCCTGGATAAAACTCCTTCGTCTACGATGGCCTGTCCCTTCTCAGTAAACAACTTAGGCTTCCACCCAAAAAACTGTAGGTGACGGGCTATCTGTTGTCTTGACCCTAAATTAAATTCGGGAAAAGAAACTCTACTAAATGGACCAGCCACATCAGTATACCGATCCCCAAGAAACTTAAGCCCAACCACACTAAGGCTTCCGTTCTTGTTATATTTAGGATTGATCTCCTTATCGAAGACTGCAAGAGGCGTAAATCTTTTATGCACCTCTTGTTCCACTTCCATGCTACGCTGTTTAAGTTTTCCTTGTAAATTAAACGCTCTTTCAACATCCAGTTCCCACCCGTTGTTCTCCTGTTTAGTTATGATCCGTTGCACTTCATGTTCTAGTTCTATGGACTCCCCTTGAAACTCCTCCAGTTTTTCAGTGAGTTTAGTGTATAGCTTGGCAGTAACGTCCAAGTCTCTCTCGCAGTACTCTATCATCTCGTCCGATAGGGTGGACCAGTCGTCATGATCTCCCTTCTCAAAACCTAAACGCTCTCCCCACGCTCTGAGCGAATGTCCCCCCTCCATCTGAGGATTGTAGAGTCGGGACAGAACAAGGGTATCAACTACGTTGGGTAGTGTAATTCCCAACAGGTTGTTCATTACAGGGCTATCGAACCCAATAATATTATGACCAACCACAATAGAATATCCATTGATGTACTCCTGTATCTCTGTTGCGTCACTAAACGAAGGCGTAAGGAAACTCTTCTTCGTCTTCGTCTCCAGATCCATCGTTCCTATCATCCATATCCTCTCTATCGAAGAGGTCTGGCTGTTTCGTAAAGCGGTGGTTTCTATATCTAAAATAAGCGTCCTTGTCATCGATCAAAGTCTCACCTCTGTTAAGAGCCTTATGTTCCAAAGCATGACAATTCATACAAAGTATAACACATTTTTTCGCTTCCTTCAATACTTTTTCTTCTGCCCTATCACCCCATGCTTGAGCTTCAAGTCCAAATTTTTTCTCAGTGGGGTCCAAATGATGGAAGCATAGAACATCAGAAGGCCAGTGTGACAAGCACATAGAGCATTTTCCACCTGTCTCCTGTAGGATGTACGCTTCTCTTCGCCTCCTCCCTACCGTATTTCTCTTGGAACGGTCAGGCATCATCACTTTCCCAACAGTGTTTACTGCACCAGAATCTCATGGGCACTGCCTTAGCTACCTCAGGAGTCTCATGGAACGAACCACAGTAGTTACACTTGAACATTCCGTCCGGTACTTTGTAGTCCATTGCCCCTGCTATGCCTACTCCTGTCTCCTTAGAACCCGTCATCTTGATTAGCTCCCCCGCTCTCTGGAGACAAAACAGAGGACATACGGCCCGTATCTTGGTCATAGAACAGATAACAAGCGGGACCAGTCAAGCCCGTGAATCTATTCTTTAGAACTCTTACGGTGGTTGTGTGTCTGATGTTTTCGTCCTCATGTTGCTGATTACGCTCTAGCCCTAGTACGATATCACTTAGCTGGGCTATGGCGGCTGACCCCCTTAGCTCCGCGAGAGATATCTGCCCCCCGTCCTCATGAGCTTTGCCACTTGGCCTCTTTAGGTGAGAGACAAGGAACAAGCCTATGTTTAATTCCTGGACCAAAGTGCGGAGTTTGGTCATAATACTGTCTATAGCCTTTCTTTCGTCGTCTACCTCTTGATCTGAAACTATGATGCTTAAATGATCCAGGACGAACCACTTGCAATCAAAAGCCTTAGCCATGTACCTTATTCTACTGAACAGATTGTCTTCGTTGGTGGACCCCCAGTGCTTCCAAAAACTAAACCTGGAATCATCTAGCTGCCTTAGCCACTTCAGCTTCTCTTCCTTAACCATCTCCCTATTCATGTCCCTAGGCAATCGGTGTAGCGGTTTATTGGCTAAGATGCTGGCAACTCCCAACCCCGACATTTTTGGAACTTCCTCTAGGGCTATAATTCCTATTACGTCATTTGTCACTTCATATAAATGATATTCCATCTCCCTCATAAATTGAGACTTGCCCATCCCCGCACCCGAAGTGATGGTGACAAGCTCTCCAAGTCGAAACCCGTGGGTCTTCTCGTTCATACACTCCCAAGGGTAGGGAATGCTTTCTACTTCCTCCTCCTCCTCAATCTCCTTTATGATGTCCTTTAAACCAACAATCCCATCAGGTTTAAACTCTTTAGAATCCCACCAAGATTTAATAAACTCTTGAACCTTGCCTTCCTTAAGCATGTCTCCTGCGTCCTTCAGTGACAGAGAGACCGCCTTTGCCTTTCCAGGGGAAAATAAATGTAAAACTTCTTTAGTGGCCTTCTTACCCGCATCATCCGAATCAAAGCAGACAACCACCTTATCAAAGGTCTCAAGCCATTCTAAATTGTCTTTAATGTCCCTAGCGGCTCCCTTAGCCCCTGTCCTTAGGGAAACTACCGGCCACTTGCCATCAAACATCTCAGCTATCGCCAGGGCATCCGCTTCGCCTTCTGTAACCGTAACAAACTTACCCCCTTCAGACCAAAGATTCTGGCCGAAAAGTAGAGTGTCACTAAGCGTCCCCGTAACGTAAAAATCTTTTTCCTTACAGCACCGTACTTTAGTGCCAGTCACTTCCCCTGTGTCCTTGTTATAGTAAGGGTAGTGATGCTTACTTATCGTTCCGTCCTTATGATACTCTAAAGTAACTCCAAATTTTTCTACAATATTCTCAGATATTCGCCTGTCCTTTATTGGACCCACTACGCCTGTCATCTCTAAACCTTTCATTTTTCTAGGGAGGATAGGGGGAATTTCACCCCCTTCCCTTTCAACATGACCGCACTTAAAGCAGTACCCGTGGCCATCGTCGTAGACTGCGAGGTTATCCCCCGTCTTATCTTCTCCGTTACTACGACAGGAAGGGCAAGGTGCTTTTCTTATAAAGTTAGATTGAAGCATTAAAAACCCTCTTCGTCGGAACTCTCGTCCACGGCCAATTCCAGAACCTTAACCTTTCTCAAATAAGGGGCAACGCCATGCGTGGGGTGAGGCTTCCCAGGTTCCCATTGTATCCTAACCTTGGAATTGTAGGGAATGTGTTTAGAAGTTGGTTCCCCGTCAGAATCGACAACTGGAAACTCAGAAAACTTTGTTACAAACTTTCGTTGTGCTTTGCCGTCCCAGTCTTTGAGACGAATCCCCATATCCTTAAGTTTATCGGCATCTTCGGAACTCAAGTTTATGGTGATTGTGAACCTCTCAGTGTCTTGACCTTGATATTTCTCAGTCTCGACAAGGTGGCAAAATGCAACAGTGCCTTCGGTAATCATAGATAGTTCTCCTTTGGTTAATTGAAGGTGGGCATTGAATAACGGACATAACGGCGACCAGTAGGATCAACCTTCCGTTGGCGGTTAATAACTATCCCCATTGATTCAAGATCATTGATCCTGCGAGACAGACTTGCAATCCGATAAAGATCACGGGCCTCGTAGCTAGAGATCGAGCGACCCCCTTGAAAATGGTCCATTAAAAGTTTAGTCTGTGCTTTCATTTTAACTCCTTTTCTGATTCAAAGTGATTTCCAAACTTATCTAAATATGGTCCCGATATGCGAACTTGTACAGCCCAGCCTCTCTCATAAGAAACGAGACGACCATTGGGAGCATGTTTTTTCATGTGTAACCTTGCATCTTTATAATTTTTAAAATATGCAACACCTTTATATTGTTTCATGTTATTTCCTTCTGATTATGCTAATATACTACCATGCGTAGATGTAGGTGTCAAGTCTATAGGTTTACCGTCCTTCCCGTAGGCTTGGTCATACTCTGGAGAGGACGCTATCTGTTCAAATGAATGAATAATTTCTCGCTTGTATGTGTCGCCATACTCCC